CCATCGTCAAACGGACCTTCCGTGCGCCTGACGGCAACCTCGTCGTGAACGTGGACGACGACGCCTACAACAACTTCGATTACATTGTCGAGAACGTAATATAATGCCATACACAGAAGACACGAACACGCACGCTATGTGCGACTATTACGGCCACGACTGGCGCAAGCACGACGGGTTCACGGCACGTCAGTCAAAGGGCTACGTAGTACAGGTCTGTAAACGCAACGGTTGCGATGCGGCTCGTCGGGTCCATAAAGGATAATGCCATCACCACAAGCAGTACGCGAACACGTTGGTGACGAACCGACAGCGACGTTCGAGGTGGCACGAGCGACAGACGCCGAAACTGTTGAGACGGAGCCGAACAGTGTCGACTTTGGTCGGAGTCGTCGCGGACCTGTCGTCAAGTTCAACTATAGCAAATATAATGCGTTCCTGCCGCCGTGGGACCAACTGGTGTCGTTCACGCTCGACGGCGATGGCACTGCGGAGTTTGGAATGCCGTCGCATATCAAAACACAGATTACGGGCAGCCTAAAAACTGTCGACGTACTGGCGCTGACCTGCTCGCTGTCGTAGACCAACACTCTTTTATAGCAGCAGCCCGTAGTGTGCTTGATGCCGACAAATAGCACCGACTACGACCTGCCAGACATGTGGGGTCAGATGACGGACCAGCAAAAGTCAGACTGGTTTACCCGTGAGCGTGTGTTTCGGCAAGCGTGTCGGCAAGACACAGCGTTTGGTCGTCGCTACCGAGCGCACCAAGAAGAACAGCAGCGCCTTGACACCGACGAGTTTCGTGTAGACGACGAATTAGAATAATGGCTGGCAAGGGTAAACAATTCGAGTTAGACGTAAAAAACGCCATCAACGAGATAACACCACCGCGAGTCAAGGCACACCGACCAGACTTTAGCGGGAGCAGTGCGGGTGAAGTGGCCGACGTGATGGTAGTATGGGAAAGCGAGCGCAACAAACGGTTCGTTGATTATATCGAACTGAAAAAGCGCGGCAACGTCGATGAGGGAAACCGTAAGGTTGTCATGTCGGGCAGCAGCGACGGGCAGAGCGGCGTGGACGAGCTACGCGAACTAATTGACGAGTCACCACCGTGGAGCCGCCAGTGGGTTGGTGTGAAGTTTCCGCACAGAGAGCTAATCGTGTTGCGAGCGTCGAGCTTGCTTGAACACCTCGACGGTGACAGTGGTATTTATGCGCACGGCGCTCGAAGCACTCGTGGGCATAATATCTCGATGGTGAAGCCAACACTTGACGAGTGGCCGTCGAGTACCAGCGGTCGCAGCGACGAACAGAAGATTCTCGATGTGTTAGGAGTTGATTGTTAACATGTGCCAGTACATGAAAGACGATGGCGAGCAGTGTGGTATGGACACAGAACCGTTTTGCCGACACCACGAGGATACGCAGCAAGCAGTCGACTTCCACACGACCACGCCGCAAGGGAACGATTTCGTCTCAGCGGCGTTCAGCGACGCGCAGAGCGATTCCATTGGCGTGCCGATGGGAACCACTTGTAGTGAGTGTGAAACGGAACTGCGCCGCCGTGAGCGCCTTACAGAGCATCCTAACATGGGCCACCGATTAGTGTTCGAAGCCTATGCCGAGTGCGACTGTTCGGAGTACGTGTTTGCGAGTAAGTCAGTTGGGTCCGACCGTCTGCCAGACGGCTGGTCGTAACCGACTTTCGACGGTCTGACCCCAAGAGTCAACGGGTCCAGACCACCCTTCCAAAAACAGAAAACCGTGCTAATAGCTATTTTGGCGATTTAGTAGGCCGACGCGAAGCCGCCAACAAATTTGATGCGGTCTTCGCCATACCAACCCGAATATTCAGCGCGTCGGTGGCTGAACCACTCCGCCCACGGGTCAGCAGCGTCGTCGGTCGTAAACTGTTTTTGCTGGCCGTCAGGCGCGTGACCGCACTCTAAACAGACCTTGTCGCCGTCATACAGCACGTAACTATCTTCTGCGCTACACACGTCACATGTCGTCGGCTCGTCATCGTCGTTCGGGACGTTCGGGGCGGTTGAAATATCCATCTGGTGTTAGTCTTGAGTAAGTTCGGTGAAATCCACGTCGTCAAAATTGTCTGTCAGACGCTTGAAGTTCTCCCACTGTGCGTCAAAGCCGTCGTTCCAATACTGGGTCGTGTGAATCGGCTGCTGGCCGTCCGCACCACTGTGAGTATGCGCGGCCAACTGGCCGCTACGGGGGTGGGCACGGTGAACCTCAAGGCGGTCGACAGCGTCTACGTCAATGTCGTCAGCCATTTCGATGGCCTTCCCATACGCAGCCCCCTGAATTTGGTGCTTATCGTAGCAGCCTGAACTGCTCTTGAGGTCTGCCACGACAATGTAGCCGTTCTGGTCTTCGTAGACGAGGTCGACCTGTCCAGCGTACTTGTATTCTTCGTTGAACAAGAACTGTTCGACAGTGATTACCGATTCTTCATCGACGCCGAGCTTGCTCCACAACCGCTGCTGGCCGCTACGGAAAAAAGCTATGTCTGAGGCAGCCTGTTCGAGTAGCTGGCCGCTGTAGTAGTCGTGACTTTCGTACGGACTGTGTTCATCGAAAAATTCGCCCCATGACTCAACGCTGTGCTGCTGTTTGAGTACCGAGTACAGCACGTCTCGCGGCGTTGCTGTCTGTATTTCAGGATGGTCTTCACCGTCGACAGTAAATGAGCGACCAAGCCGCTCAGAATAGGCGTCGTAATCGCTGTCGTCGGTAATTTTGCTAACGTTATTCAGCACCCACGCCGACTCGGCTTCGTCTTCGGTCCACTCAAGCGAGTCGTCAAGGGTCGAAAGTGCGTGCCAGTGGCCAAGCGTGCCGATATGACGCGAGTACCAGAACAGATACTCGTGGAACGCGTTGTCACCTTCGCCGTCGTTGCGGTCCTGCCATGCGTAGAGGTTGCTTTTATCGTCGTCTCGGGTGGCTAAGACCGTTGTAACTGACGGCATGTGAGTTGTTCCCTTCGTATAAACACGAATGTCGTCGTCGCCACCGAAGGGATTTGGATAGGTGTCACGGTCGATTGTATCTTCCATTAGTGTGGCTTATGCTACGAGCCACACACATAAAAGAGTGTCGGTTTACTGCTGTCCCGTCTGGTGATTTAACCACTTGCCTTTGGCATACCGCTGCCCCACGGCAATCGACACAATGCCAGCCACAGTGGACGGGTCTAACGCCCCGTTAAGGCCCAGTATTGTGAGGGCAGTAATGCCAGCAACGTCAGTGACGTGGTCAAGTAGGGTGGCTAACTTCTTCCCCATACTATAGTTGTAGCTGTAGTTACTTAAGGGTGTCGGTGTCTACTGTTGTGTAGCCGATGCCAGCCGTGTCGAGTGTGTCACGGAGGCGGCGGTCGGGGTCACCATGCGTGCCTGTCGAGAGGTCGAGATGAGCGTCGGGGTGTCGGACAGACGGCTCACGATGGCCGTAAATGTCGACCATACCGTCTCGCTCCCATAAAAACACGTCATGCTGTGTGTACGTGTCTGCGGGGTCGTACACCCACGCTGAATGGACATACTCGTTTTCGCCGCCGCGTTCGCGGTACTTCACCGTAGAGAGGATGTTGCGTTGGTAGCCGTTGGCGTAGAGTGCCTCGACGACTTGCTGTGCTGACGCTTCCGTCGTACAGATGTAGTCAGCCGTTCCCTTGTCTCTAACAAACGTGTGAGTACCGCCTAAGAACTGCTGTGCGCCGCGCCACGCCATTTTTCGAGCATCTTCGACCCAACCATCATTTGGACCGAACAACGGCTCTATGCGCCGCACAGCAGTTGCTATTTGCTGTATCATATTATTTTTTTTTCTATTTCAAATATACGAATAGTATTATTGTGGAGAAACTTCTCGGTATTTAAGTTCAGCAGTCATTCCACTATACGAATAATTGCGTGAATTAGTGTTAGTTGTTTCAAACTCTATCTGAATCTTTACATCAATATCTTGAACGTGGTCGTTTATTTGGTTTCTCGTGACAACATTTTCAGCAGGTTGGTCATCGTCAACAAACTGTACTGTGTCAGTAAATCCAGATAGCCGAACACCTGTAAATGGTTCAAGAAAATCAACACTAATTCTCCCACGGTGGTCAACAAACTCACTTTGTGAGTCTTCAACAATAAGAGAGTAATCAGTAATGTAAAACTCCTCATTTCCCGAAACGGAGAATGTTTGTTCAGCGAGAATATCGTCAACGTCGCTGTTAGTTGTACCACTATCTCCACCGACCGAAAACTTGATACTATCTACTGACATTACGGAACCACCTCTCTAAACTTCACCGTTCCAGAAATTCCATCGTGTGAATATGTACGACCGTTACCACCAGAGTCAAACTGTTCTACGTACAATCTCGCCTCAACTATATAATTCTGATAGTGTTGTTCTACAACATTTGTGCTTGCCCTATCATCAGGGGAACCACCATCGGTCTGGAACTCTCGTGTAATCGTTATTGACTCAACTACTGTGTTCGTCGTCGGCTCGATGAAGTCTACTTCAAATAGTCCCCGATGGTCACCAAACTCACTTTGTGTACCAGAGGCGGTAAGAACTGCTTCTGTAGCGAAATACTCTTGATTCTGTGAAATCGTGACTGTCGCTTGGTCTTGGAGAACCAACCCATCTGTACTACCACTTTCCGCAGAGTTAGTCGTTTTTAATACACTACTGCTCATCCAGACCACCCCCCACTCCAACTATTGTCGTATCGTAATGCGATTGTTTTTGCGTTATTAGATGTTGTAAAATTTTGATTATGTTCTTCATTTCCGTGATTTGTGTCAGCAAACGCAGAAGCATCCTCTCCGTCAACAGTATCAGCATCTCCCGCACTGTCTGCGAAATCAGCGTTCGGAACGTCGGCGCTGTTGTTGACTTCTGTTAACGTGGTGTAATCTACATTGTGTGCTTCGTCACCGTGTGTAGCATCAGCAAACGCAGATGCGTCTTCGCCATCTACAGTATCAGCATCGCCAGCGTTTGTCGCAAAGTCAGCGTTTTCCGCTGCGTCTACTTTGCCATCACCGTCGCTATCAAGGTCTTCTAACGCGCCTCGTGTTTCGTTTTCAAGTCCCTTGATGCCGTTCCACAGCGCGTCAAGGTGCTTTTCGTTAACTTGGTCACCGCCTTCGTAGAAAAAACCGTCTGCGGGAAATTCACCGCTTTCTCCCCATGTCGGGAATCTATCTGTAATACTCCAAGCCATTGTTCTATGTATAGTGTACTGACCGATTAATCATTCTACAAGGTCGGCAGCCAATGTACCACCCGTTTCAATACTGTCGCTGGTAAGCCCTTTGTCAGCGTCGTCAATGTCTGAATCTGTTTTAAGCCGAAACGTGCCGCGTTCAAGCGTTTGTACTGCGTGGCCTGCTGGGACGCCGCCACCAAATAAGTCCGCGATTTCGCTTGGTGTAAGCGCGACATTTTCGTACAGTTGTCCGTTTGCTGCGACGGTAACTGTTGCGGGTGAACCGTCGTAATTAGTAATAAATTCAATATTGTTTTCAGATGTGTTCAATATAGATGAACAAAATTGTACAAATGAGTCAAAATCTGTATCAGTTTGTGACTGCGCAAACTCAGCTTTAATACGGGCGCGATATTTGTTGTCTGGCTCACCACTTTCTCGTGGCGTATTAACAAGTTTACCGTATTGCTCTAACTCTTCGCCAGTAGCAGTATTAATGTGGTGAGCGTCATAGACTTGTCCAAGTTCGTCGTCAAGACGGTCAGCTTCCGAAAGTAGCGCCTTTACCAGATGGTAGGTGTTTGCCGATTCACCAAAATTAATAGCACTATCCCACGTCTGTTCAGCGTCACGAATATTTCGTCCGTCAGCTATTTCGTTATGTGCCATTATAGTTCACGTGTGTTCAGTGTGATACTTGTGTCTGTTGCGTCTGTTACAGCGACCTCCGACGCACCAATGTCGATAACTTCAATGCCGTCGACAGTTGTAATAGCTGGCGTTGTTTCTATCGGCGTGCCGTCAACACTGTTGTCAAATGCGACAACGCCAGTGTCATCGCCACCGACGACAATATCTCGTAGTACGTCAATAATAACGTCTTCGGCCACTTCAAGCCCAACAACTTCGTCCCCCTCGCCGCGAGTGCCGCCAATGTAGTTTACAATGCGGTCTTTTAGCGCACTGTCACCAATGTAATTTTCGTTAATGACAAGGTCAAGTGTCATGTCAACGTTAACTGGTGTGGGGCGAGAGAACGTAATCTGTCGCTGCTGGTCGTTGGCGCTTGAAACAACAGTTTCAGTTGTCTCTACACCATTCACGCCACCGTAATCGCGTGACGTAACTGCCTTCTTTTCAAAAATGGCCTCGGCTACTTCTTGGTCACTACCACCAAATACGACAGCCTCGAACGAGTACGGCGGCAGGCCACCGCTACCAGTGTTATCAACCTCAGTTTTGTTCTCGAAGAGTGTTACTGACGTAGCATCAGTAACGTTGTTAATAATATTGCCGACAATGGCGTCGTGAGTCGCCGAACCCCCACCAGTTGCGGCGTCAAGGGCACGTTCCCGAAGCTGCGAATCAGTCTCTTCGTCCTGTCCGATACGGAAGCGGTTACCACTGGTATCGAAGTATTGCGGGTCACCAGTCGCGTAGAGGTTGGTTACTGTTTGAATACCAGCGGGCGGTGACGGAACAGCATTAATACTGTTCGCACCAACGTTGCCACGAGTACCGCCTTCTGTCGCACGAATGTCGGCAGACCGAGCAGACGTGGTATAAAAGTCAAAGACTTTTGTGCCGTTAGCGTCGAGGCTAAGGAATCCAGTGTATCCGTTCTGGTATGTGCTGTCCTCGCCACCGAGTGTTGCTAACTCGTTTTCGTTGGCGTCTTTGACTGTTACACCAATGTTGTCGGTAATATTCCAGTCAATTTCGGCCTCGTAGTATGTGTCAACGTCAAGTGTCACTGACGTTGTGTCAATTGTTGTATCGACCGAACCGCCGACAACTGTTTCAAGCCGCACCTCGTCAGCGGCCTCGTCAAACACAACACAGTAGTGGTCGTCGGCCGTTCCCTGTACACCAAAGGTGAATGCCGACACAGTACCCGCTGAGAGGCGCGTGTGGCCGTGGAGAGTCGTTCCTTGGTCAATGATGATACTATCATCGTATATGTGGGCCGACTCCGTAGCATCCAACTGAAGGGCGTTAGAACCGCGATACGGATTTGTGCTAATAATTGACGCGGCTGCGGTGTCGCCAGAATAGTTGCCAAGTGACCCGTCTTCAAAGTCGTCAATTAGTTCAAGTGTGGCAACTTCTGTCGTCTCAAATTGAATCGGGTCGCTGCCGCTGGTCTGTACAGTCGTGCCTCGCTGAACGATTACGTCTTCGGTGACTTTTCCACTGGCAGAAAATCGTTCGACACCAGTCGCGTGGACTGCGTCACGGCGCTGAAGACCAAGTAATGCGACGACCCGTTCAAGGTCAACGCCAGTAGCAGTTTCTACGAAGGCCGAACGATAGACCTCACCAATGCTCTGCTCTTGGTTACTCGACAGCACTTCAGCCAGTACGTCAGTAAGAATACTGAACGTAGATGACTCTGTGAGGTCAATGTCTTGCCCGAACTCTGTCTGAAGTTCGGTTTCGAGTGCGTTTTGAATTTGATTCTTTGACAGTTGTACGTATTCTCCGTTTTCGACTGGCATTATGTGCTAACCTCCAAGGTAAAATCTTCGTTTCTCACTAACTTCACGTCAATCGCCACTTCATCCGTCTGCCGATTAAACGACTCAATCGTGACACTTCGAACGTCGCCAACTTGCGGGTCGTCGTTCAACCCCGACGCGATGCGTTCTTCGAGCAATCCAATGTTTTCACCGCTAACACGGCCCGAAAGAAGTGCTTGTATTTCATCCAACACGTCAACTGCGACTGACTGTTGAAGCTGCTCGATGCCGCTTGTCAGTTCAAGGTCGTTTGACGCATCAAGATGAATATCTTTGTTTTCGTTTAGGTCAAGGTCTGTTGGATAGTCTACCATTATATATCACTCGCAGCACGTCCCTCACGGCTGATTGTAAACTCATCTGTTACAGGCGAGCCAAGAATGTTTTTATCTGAGCCACTGTTATGTCTCACACGAATATCTATTTCATCACCAGCAGACAGCAGTTCTTGTGTTGTTACGTCAATCGTCATTTCAACATTATTTGCTGACTGTTGTGTAACTCGCTGAATAAGCTCGTCGTTTACAAAAATACCAATCCCGTATCGGTTATTTTGTGCTGGGTTGGGGTATGAAACTGACGCCGTAATAGTGTATAGCCCACCATATCGTGCCGTTATACTATCGTTACCGTCGTTAAATAGGCCATCACTGTCAAACTCGACTTGGTCCCATTCAACTTTGTACCACGTGTCGTTGTTTGGTATCGTTTGCGCAGTGTTTTTATTTACTGCGGCAGCCTGAATGTCAATGTCAACTGGCTTATCACCTTCTGTAATAATTGTAATAGTGCCGTCGTCTTTGACAGTGACACCAGAGCCGCTATGGTTGCCAAACAGTATGTCACCGTTGTCTACGTCTGGCGGCGTTACACCGTCAAGCAAATAAATACTGCCAAGACAAATGGGCGTATTTTCAGCAATGTAGAGCAAAATAACACGTTCTTCCTCTTGCGGAAGCATGTGACTTCCATACAGCGGTGTAAGTACGGGCGCAAGCGTCGGCGCGTTATCGCCACGCGGGTTTACTCGAACCGAATGAATTTCGGGCAGTGTGTCAATAACTGTTGCCCGAACAACGCCATTGTCTGTGCCTTTATCACGAACCTGCTCACCGTCGAGGCTGTATGGGTTACTGTTATTACTCATAGTTCTGTTGCTGACTGTGTCGTTACGTCACTTTCGTCACCAGTTTCGAGGTCAACAAATGACGACCGAACGTCGATGGCCGACTCGTCAAGCGCAATACTGACGCCGAGGGACGTAGTGTATGGCTCACCGCCCTTGGCCTTGTGTACCACGCTATTCACTTCATACTGAATTGGTGACATGTCCGCATCAAACGTGCTGTTACAGACTGGCACGGCGGCAATATAGTCGTACGGACGAATCGACGGCAGCGCACGAATCTCAATTGAGCCATCGGTACTGTCTTCGTGATACTCACGAAACCGCTTTACAGCAGCCTGCTCTGCTTCAGCCAGCGTTGTTTTGCCCGTGTCAATCGGTTTCGGCCCGAGCCGCTTGCCACCAGCACGGTCGAGGAGTGGCTGATACGACACGCGGACGTGAGGGTATTTATCTGTATGACCGCGTGGTGCGCCAAGCGGGCCTGTTACCTCGTAGCCAGCTATCTCTCGGTCAACGTTTACCCCAAGAATCGAATCGGCTGACTCACCTTGAAGCCGAAGCGTGTTAATCGGTTTCAAGTCTTCAAGTGACGAATTGTTAAGAATGTCGACCTCGGCCGCATTGAAGCCCTGAATATACGACAGCGAGTCGGGGTCAAACTGGCCATCGTAGTAGGCCGACCGCCCGAACGCAAAGTCGTCCGTTACACCGTTGTTAAATACAAGTGTGACACCATTTTCGTCGGGGCGGAAATACCAAATGCCACCAATCTCTTCTGTTAGCCAGTCAACAACGTCAATAAGCGTATGCTTGTTTCGACGGAAATGTTTGTGGCCACCAGTTTGTAGTATGTCGTCGGCTGCTTCGACGGCTGTCTCTGTCGCACCAGCCAGCAAATTTCGGGCCGTCATTGCGACCTCGTCGTTTAGCCACCCCTCTACCGCATTACTAAACGTTTCAACAACGCCTTCGGTTTCACGCCGCTCGCTTGGTACTGTTGTCTCAACACCATTAATCGGAATTGGAGAGTTGGCG